AGGTCTTCGGGAAAAGTCAAGTCCAGGACCCGAGATTGGCGAAGCTCCAAAAGCAACTGACGGACGCAGAAGCCCGCCTAGCGGCGGAAATGGCTACCCCGGTGCCGACCATCGCCCTGTGGCGAACTCAGCGCAGGCAGCGTCTGTGGAGGTTACAGCACCATCGAGACCAACTCCGGGAGGCCATTAACAGCTTAGGCGGAGAACCTGCCTAAGCAACAAAAGAAGAACCGGAAAAACCGGTGTCTTCGGTACCCTCTTAATCAAGAAGGAGAGGGTACAATCAGGGCCTCGCAGATCGCATCTGCGGGGCCCTTGCACATAACCGGAGGTTATCGAAATGAAGCGCAGACCAATGTCAGGACGCAGGCATGGACGGAAGTTCACCAAGGCCAGGAACCGCACGCGAGCCATCAACAACGCGAGCGTTGTCATGCGCGGCGGCATCAGACTCTAGGCCATGCCCTGCGAGAAGCCTTTACAGGCATGGAGGCCCGCCGCTGGCGGGCCTATCCATTTCAGCAGACCAACAAACGGACACATCTACTTCCCCTGCGAGATCCCGTGCGGGATTTGCATACTCTGCCAGCAGGAGAAGTGCCGCCAAGCGGCCGTCCGTATCACACACGAGGCACAACTCTGGGAAGAAAACAGCTTCCTAACACTCACCTACACTGACGCACAGCTACCGAACTACAACAGCCTCAACTATGAGCATCTCAAAAAGTTCTGGAAGCGGCTCCGAAAAGCCGTGGGCAAATTGCGTTATTACGCCGTCGGAGAATATGGAGATGAGAGCCTTCGCCCGCACTATCACGCGTGCGTTTTCGGACACGCATTCACCGAGAACAGGAAGATCGTCCAATACACACCGCACCTGCTCTGGGACAGTCCCTTCCTGGAGAAGGTCTGGGGACACGGAATGGTGCGAGTAGGAACGCTGGACTACGCAACAGCGCGATACACCGCAAGCTACGTCCAAAAGAAGCTGGCGAAGAAACAGCAATACGTCCGAGTGGACGAGGAAACCGGCGAGCTCATCCCACTCGAACAACCGCGAGCATTCATGAGCAGAAATCTCGCAAGGGGGTGGTGGGAGCGTTACGGCTCCCATGTACGAGACCACGACGTAGTGGTCATCAACGGCAAGAAGCAGAAGCCACCAAAGGCCTACGACAGATGGCTCGCCGAATATGAGCCAGAAGAGATGCAAAGCATCAAAGAAAGCCGGATAGAACAGGCAAAGGAGGAGACAGAGCAAGAGAGACGCGCGCGCGCACGTAACGCGCACGCACGCGCCAAGAGCAAGAGCAAGACGGTTTGACGACGTGCGCCAGAGGCGCTCGTCAAACCGAAAGAGAGGTTTTCCACAAGTTGTTCAACTAAAAATCTTGAACAACATGTGGAGAACCAAACAAGAGAAGAGAAGAGAAGAGAAGACAGGCTTAGCCTATAAATGACCAATGGAGTGAAAACATGTATCGAAACAAAACAGCACGGCAACACAACTTCGCAACCGTTCCACGGAGTGACATACCCCGTAGCAGGTTTGCGATGCGTCAGACGAGAAAACAAGCGTTCAACGCGTCTGACCTAGTGCCGATAATGTGCGAAGAAGTGTTGCCGGGAGACACTTGGGCGCACACAGAGTCGATCATGGCGAGATTGGCGACACCTATCGCCCCCGTCCTAGACGACCTGGATCTCGAAACTTGGTACTTCTTCGTACCAAACCGAATCCTGGATCCAGACTGGGAAGATCTGATCACAGGAGTGGACGACACACTGGTCGTTCCAACAATTACACCCCTCTCGACAGATGTCGTGACGCCGCGCGTAGTGCGCGTAAACAGCGTCTTCGACCACTTCGGAATCCCCATCGGGGACTTCACAACCGGTCCCTTACTCGAAGTGACCGCGTACCCCATATGGGGTTACTTCAAAATCTGGAACGAATGGTTCCGAGACCAAAACCTACAAGCGGAATACGAAGGCTTCCCTTGGGTAGGGAGAGACAACAGCACAGCCATCGTCAACAACATAGGACCGTGGAATGAAGACTGCATCCGCGTCAACAAAAGACACGACTACTTCACAAGCTCACTTCCGTGGCCTCAAAAAGGCGATCCTGTCTCGCTTCCGCTCGGTAGCACGGCACCTGTGGTGCCAATTACACCGGGAACTTCATTCCCCTCTTTCACCGAGGACGGAGGTGTCGCCGGATTTACCATCGGCATGCAAAACGCCATCAGCGACGCAAGCTGGTACGACACGGGAAGTCCGTACTTCCCGAAGGCTGGAACTGGTCAGAAAAGAGCCATCTGGCTCAACAGCGGACTCGAAGTTGACCTGGCGCTCGCAACAGCGGCCACGATCAACGACATTCGTCTCGCCAGCACCATCCAAAAACTGCTCGAGCGGGATGCTCGAGGCGGATCACGATACGTGGAAAACATCCTGGCTCACTGGGGCGTTAGGGCACCCAACTACATGCTCCAGAGACCCGAGTACCTCGGGGGCAGCAAGATACCAATCACGGTCAACCCAATCGCTCAGACCGCGGCCTACGACGCAGAACCGGGACCCGAGGCCTCAGCCGTCGGCAACCTCGGAGCAGAAATGCACGCAAGCGGACACAAGAGAACATTCACCTACGCAGCGGTAGAGCATGGCTACATCATCGGACTGTGCGCAGTCCGGGCAACGCCGACCTATCAGCAGGGAATGCGGCGCCACTGGCGGCGCCGGACAAGGCTGGATTTTTGGGACCCGCTCTTCGCGGGCCTCGGAGAACAAGCCGTCGCCACGGAGGAAATCTACCAGCCATTCACAGGAGCCGGACCCATCACGGCCACCTGGGGCTACCAAGAACGGGGCGCGGAGTACCGCTACACGCCGAACGAGATCACCGGCGTACTCCGAAGCACAGCAACAGAACCGCTCGATTGGTGGCACTACTCGGAGGAATTCGCTGCTGAACCCGCGCTCAACAGAGTGTTTATCGAGGACGTCACCCAAGAGACACTCGCGAGATCGCTCGCAACAGCACCGAGTGAACAATGGTCGGCGCAAATCATCATGGACATCCAGCACGACAGCACCGTCGCGCGTCTGATGCCCACGTACAGCGTGCCGGGCATCAGTCACTTCTAGTCATGGGAATCAAACGATTCCTGCGCGCGGTAGCACCTTGGGCACCACTCATCGGTGATGTCGTTGGGGGGTTCCTGGGGAACAGCGCGCAGAAGAAGGCCAACCGAACAAACGTCGCTCTACAGCGGGAGAATCAAGCATGGGAAGAAAGGATGTCGAACACCTCATGGCAAAGAGGAGTCGCAGACCTAAAAGCGGCCGGACTGAATCCAATGCTCGCATACAGCCAAGGAGGGGCCAGCACGCCGACAACTTCGGCTGCGACTGTGGACCCCGTGGATGCACCTGCGAAGTCAGCAAGTTCGGCCGCTGGGAAAGTCGCTACGGCGCTCACGATTGAGCGCATGCGAATCGACAACGACATCCAAAAACAGAAACGCGCACAGGAGGAGATCACAACCGACAACATGCAGGAGAAATACGCCGCCGGCGGATTCGTCCAGGAGGAAGTGGAGCAGATGCGGCAAGCAACCGCACGCGCCACCTCTGAGGCGCGTCTTAAGGAGATCGAGAAACAGATCGCGGAACAGACCATCGGCGCAAACGTCCAAAGCGCCAAAGCCAGAGCAGCACTAGCCGAGAAGGAAGTCTCCTTCCGCGAAATGCAGATCATCCTCGCGGGACTCGACGTCCCGGAGAAGGAAGCAATGGCTAAATGGTTCAACACCGTCGGAGCGGCAAGCCCTGCGGCCAAAGCCGTGATGTCCATATCCAACTGGCTGAAATACATCCTCGGGAGATAACGATGAGCAACTACCACATCAACAAAGAAAGGGCGCGGACCATCAACACGGTCCCTACGCAGACCGACCAAAGTCAGGCGAACGACACAGACGTCAACGTCATCGTCAAGAAATACAAGGTCACCGGCCAAGTGCGGCCCGGAAATCAACCCTTGTATGGAGACTTCGCCAGTCTCCCAACAGACCTGAGAGGAATCCTCGAAAAAAGCCGAGGCATGCAGAAGCTGCGCCACCAACTGCCGGCGCAGCTTCGAGAGAAGCCCATCGAGGAACTACTAATGATGACGGACGACGACCTGGTCGCTATACTCAAGCCGTCTGAAACAACGTCAACAACCACCACTACGGGTGACAACAAGTGAAAATCTACGCCATCAGAGACAGGCTTATCGACTACTTCCTGACGCCGTTCGCAGCGCCGTCGGACAAGGAAGTCATGGCCGCGATCGCCCAACAGGTCAACAACGGAGAACTCAACAGTGCCATCAGCCAAGCGCCGCACCACTTCGAAATCTGGCAACTCGGGGAAGTCGAAAGCGACGGCCACATCCAAGCGGAACAGACCCTCGTCTGCGACTGCTCCAGCCTCGTTCGACGAGGTCTTCGGGAAAAGTCAAGTCCAGGACCCGAGATTGGCGAAGCTCCAAAAGCAACTGACGGACGCAGAAGCCCGCCTAGCGGCGGAAATGGCTACCCCGGTGCCGACCATCG